TCAAGAGGCTCTCAAGCAGTTAAAGCCAGATCAAATTAAGCGACTTTACAGAGCCGCTGCAGACGCCGGTTTCTTGGCATTTCAAGAAGGAATCGCAAATAATAAACAAAAGATTGCGAAAGACCTGAGCCAGGTAGGGCAAGATTCGATTGCTGGCTTGCTCAATGGTTTGCAAAGTGGAGACGAAAAGATTAGGGCCGCTGCAGCAGATCTAGGCATTGGCTTGATCAGAGCCATCAAAGATACGCTTGGCATTGCAAGCCCCTCTAAAGAGACAGGAAAGCTTGGCAAATTTGCGGCCGAAGGCTTTGAAAAGGGCTTTATTACCAGCATGGTCAAGGCTGAGCGGCAAATGGCCCAAGCCATTCGTTCGGCCGTCATTGGCGCCCTCAGGGAAGGATTAAGCAATCTGCCTGGACTGGGTGGTGCCCTGGTTGGATTCGAGCGCCAGCTAGCTACCAGCGTGCAACTTGCTGTACGCAAGGCGATGCGGGAAGGAATTTCTGCCTCCATTGTCCCAGGACTAAAAGGCGGAGCCGTCGGAGCATTGGGAGGAGCTGCCACTGGTGCGGCGATGGGCGGGGCAAAGGCCCTAGGTGGCGCGGCTACCGGGGGGCTTGCGAAATTAGGTGCTGGCGGAATATTTGGACTGGCAGGTCAAATGGGAAGGCTTGCCATTGGAGACACCAGTGGGCTGACGGCCTTTATCCAAGAAACGGTTGCTCATATTGTCCACACCGCCATGAGCAGTGGCGGGCAAGGGGCTCTTATTGGAGCTGCTGCAGTTGGTGGCGTTGCGGGAGCTGCGGGCTTCGCAAGAGGAGCCACTGGATCCCTGGTTCTTCAGGCGGCCACCGCCATTCGAAACAGAATTTTAGCCGCATTGCTTGCCGTGTCTAGCGGCTCGATGAACAATGTGGTTCAAGTGATGGTGAGGGATATAACTACATCGCTCTTCCGTGGAATTCAGCGTCAGTTAAAGGCAGCTACGGCATCTCTCCCTCCCATTGATTGGCCTGCAATGCGCCCATCTAGGGGCGGGGTGTCGACGGCCGGAACAATGGCATTGCCTGCTGGGCGTCAATTTGCGGGACTTCCTGGCTCTGCTTTTGCCTCGCAGAAAAGGCTCGTTGGCGACATCCTGAATGCTGGCCTTAAAGAAGCTTTGCGCGGCGCTGCAAATGCTTTTGTTGATGCTGTTCGTGACGGACTGAACAGTGCTGTTCGCGCTGTCAATGTTCGCGATCTTGGTACGGCGGGCAGGCCAATGCTTGGCGGCACTCGAGTGGCAGGTTTCTTGCCCCAAGGTGTTGGTCGCGCACCAGCAGGCTATTCATCTGGGCGACTTGGACGCGACGGGGAGAGTCGAGCTGAGATGTTCGCTCGTCGCGAGCGTGAAGCACGCGTCAGGTCTGCGTTGAGAGGCGTCGACATTATGGGAGGCGGTGGAGGACGCGGCGCAGCTCCCTATAGCTACGCATATCGCTCAGCGCGTCCCCAGAGCGCAATTGTGCCCTATGCCGCTCCAGGGGCAATTGTCCCCACCCCGTCGAGAGTTGGTGGAGGAGGGGCTATCCCTCCTGGTGGCGGCGGAGGCAGAGGAGGCGGCGCCGGCGGCGGAGATTTCTTTGGTGCAATTGGCAAGGTTTCACTGCCTGGCGCTGGTTTAATCAACGAACTTGGTAGCGAGTTTGCATTTGCCACCAAACAAGTGCTGCTGTTTGGCCAGGCCTATAAATTGCTTGCATTCTTGCAGGATTTCCCGGGACAAGTTGGCAATGCCGTAGGTCAGCTACAAAGTTTCAGGAACACCCTGAATAACATTTCTCCATCGGCCAAGGAAGCAGCCCTCTCAAACCAGTTCATTCTGGACATCGTTGATCGTTATAACGTTCCTCTCCAGTCCGCACGCGATGGCTTTACGAAGCTTTACGCTTCCATGGCCCCTGCTGGATTCAATGGGGAGCAAATTCGTGGCCTCTTCACTGGAATCAGCCAGGCGGCAGCAACATTTGGGATGAGTGCCGACAAAGTTGATCGAGTCAATTACGCGTTCGCTCAAATGGCCAGCAAGGGCCAGGTGATGAGCGAAGAATTGAAAGGGCAGTTGGGCGATGTTCTTCCTGGCGCGATGGCCATTTTTGCCGAAGCAGCAGGCTTTAAGGGGCCAGATGCAATTCAAAAATTCTCGGCTGCCCTAGAAGATGGGGTATATAAGGGCAAGGCTATGAACGTGCTCTTGAACAACGTAGGCGTTGTCATGAGCAAAGAATTTGGCCCCGGCGCCGAGGGCGCTGCGCGAACCTTCCAGGGTGCAATCAATCGCATGCAAAATTCGCTCAGGCTTCTTTATGAAAGCTTTGAACCAGTAGCGATTGGCTTCTTGAACAGTGTCGTCGTACCACTTACAAGTGGCATCAAGACAATCACTGATGGTTTCAATGCTTTCTTTACTGGCACTCAGGCAAAAACCGCAGGAGGCATGGCCTTTGCAAAAGAACTTGAAAACCTTAAGCCGTCACTGGAAGGCATTGGTAACAATCTGAAAGAATTAGTCCCTTCCTTTCAAATGTTTGGCAGTGTTTTATTGAATGCCGCAAAAGTCTTGACTGCAATTGCAGGCAATCCAATCACTGGATTTTTATTAAAAATTTACGCCAATGTTTTGTTGTTAAATACTGCGTTTACCTTGCTAGGTGGGCGCGTTCTTGTTGGGTTAATTGCGTCAATTAGCACTGCAACCGCAAGATTTATCGCTCTTAATGTCTCTGTCGCCTCTTTGCAGCGAACTAGCGCCGTCGCTAACTCCACGCTGGCCGGAACTCAGTTGCAAATGGCACTTCTAACTCGCAGCGCGACCACTGCTGTTGGTCCTTTGACTGCGGTTCGGGCTGCACTGGCTGGCATCGCAGCCTTTGGAGTGATTAGTGTCGCTGTAGCAATAAGTATTAGTGGACTACAGGAGACACTTGCCGCTAATGCAGAGTTGCAAAAACTTCGTGGACGCGCTGCTTCTGGGGGTGCCACGGCAATGCTGCAAGGCGCAACAAAAGAAGAGGTTGCGAGACAGCAAGGAGTTGCAAGAAAAGTCTTGTCCAACGAGAAGCAAAAATTGCAACAGTTAAATAAGCCTTCGGCTCGACTGATGCAACAACTTAACGTTGGTGGGGTCTTGAGGCCCTTTGGCGTTGAAAGCGTTGTAGGCGCAGAAGAGAAGCGTCGCTTAGCAGCGGCAAGAATGGCTTCTGCTCGGGACGTTCTTTCTGTCAGTCAATCTGGACGCCGATCTGAGGTGCCAGTTGTACCCAGTGCAGCGCTGATGCCAGTTGATTTACAGGGTGGCGATGAAAAGAAAAAAAAGAAAGGAGCGGACAAGGCCGCGAGGGAAGCCGAGCGACTCAGAGAGCAAATTGCAAAACAAGCCCAAGCCGCTTCCGATGCTTTATTCGCGGAACAGCAGCGACTCTTGGTTCTTCAGCAAACCAATCCAATAGCCAAAGCATTCGCTGAGTATTCCAGTAAGGAAGTAGCAATTCAGCGTGAGTTGAACAAAGCACTGCAAGAGGCAAAAGGCGCGAAAGAGAAAGAGGATATCAAAGAAGCATCGCGTCTTCAAAGCATCACCAATTCTTTGGAGCTTGAACAGGCAATTAAAGATGTAAGGGAAGAGGCTCTTAAGCCTGTTGAGGATTTATTAAAGAGTCAGAGAGAGCAATTGCAATACGAGCAAGATGTTGAAAAACTCATGGCAGAGGGCATGCTGCCAGAAAGGGCCAAGCAGGTGGCCGAAGTACGCAAACTTGTGCGAGCACAACTAGAGAGCCTGGATCTTTCCATTGCCAATGCGAAGGCTGCCATTGCAGATGCTGAAGCCAGAAAAGTTTCTGCCGATCAAGTCGATCGACTTAGAAAAGCGCTGGCAGACCTTGAAGCTGCACGAGGAGGAATCACGGCAAAAGGAGCGACTGCTGAAGCTGGCGTTCCTATTGACAAGGAAAAGAAAAAAAGTCCGATGGAATTTATTAAAGAAGCATCTGTTGGCGCACAGGAAGAATTGGCAAAGTTATCCAATTGGGGCTATCAAGTGGCAGAAGGGGCCAAAGCCATTGGCTCCGCCTTTGGCCAAGCATTCAAGGATATTGCCAGTGGCTCCAAAACTACGCAAGAGGCACTGGCTTCCATGTTCCAGAGTATTGCCGATCATTTCTTTGACATGGCAGCGCAAATCATTTCGCAAATGCTGATCATGTACACACTCAAGTTGGTCCTTGGACTTTTTGGTGGCGGCGTTAGTGGTGGTTTCTCAAGTAATGCTGCAGGATTTGGAGGTTCGTTTGACGCAGGAATTCCAGGGCTGTCGGGCGCTCCTAATTACAGCGGGGCTTTCAAATTTGCCGAGGGAGGATTTGTAATGGGTCCAACTCAGGCCCTTATTGGCGAGGGTGGTGAATCGGAATATGTCATTCCCGCTAGCAAGATGCGTTCGGCCATGAATCGCTATGCTTCAGGCGCTCGTGGCTCTGCAGTGATCCCTGGCAATGGAGAGAGTGATGGAGGGCCGACAAGCGGCCTGGCAGCAATGAATGCCTCTTCCATCGACGTGCGCTACACCGTGGAACGCATCAACTCCGTTGATTACGTCACCGCCGACCAGTTCCGCGCTGGCATGGCACAAGCCGCACAACAAGGTGCCACGCAAGGCGAACAGCGCACCCTGCGCCGTCTGCAGCAGTCCCGCGCCACCCGTAGCCGCCTCGGCATGAACTGATGGACACCAGCTTCAAGACTGAAATAGCCCTAGGTCACATGCTGACGGCCAAGCCCCGCACGGCTGGCGCCGCCCCGCTTTACTTCCAGAACTTCTGGATTAACGAAAACGTCGCCTACAACGGCAACACCCACGGCTTCCTGCCTTTCGGCTTCTCTGGCGTCACTGTCAACCGCAGCGGCGACAACCAGTCCACGCAACTGGCGCTACCTAACAACTCCCTCAGCCGTAGCTGGGCCTCAACGCTGGTCGATGGTAGCTGGGTGGTGATGGTGGACATGCTGATGCTCAACCCCGACAATAAGGCCGACTACCGCGTGCTCAGCTCCTACGCAGGTCAAGTGGCCGGCGCCATCTGGAGCGACGCCGAACTCCGCTTGGAGATCTCCTCTGTCATCGACGCCGTTGGTGGTGACGTGCCGAGACGCCGCATCACTGAAGACGTGTTTGGCCCGCTGCCCACCACTGCACAGGTCCGCCTGAGCTGATGTACGACCTGATCGGTCGCCCGTACCGCCTCGGCGCAGACGGCACCGACCCTGATGGCGCCATTGACTGCATCCACCTCGTCTACACAGCCCTCGATCGCCTCAGCATCACCACTCCCGCCTTCGACCCCTGCTGGTACGACGCCCCACCTCGTCAAATCCTCAAGGCTATCCACGGCTGGGGACGCCGCGTGCTAGATCCTTTGTATGATGGAGACGTGGTTCTCCTACCACACAAGAATTACGCTTTCGGGACAGTTTGGCAGGACGGCATCCTCTACATAACAG